GCTTTCGCCTGCGAAACGCCGCGATCAAATTGCTGCTTTACTCCGTCGATCTCTTTAACCTTCAAATCCCGAATCTTCTCGATGGGGAATCGACGCCTAGAAACTCGGCGGTAAATGTCTCTGCCTAGCTTGGCAATCTCAGGCCCGAACGCATGAGCGAATACGATGCCCGCTGGCATAAACCTCGATGCGTAGACCTCAACGCCAACCGGCGTCTGTCTTGCTCTAAATGCGTTTAGTGGAATCGTCCGGCTGTCCTCAATCTTAAGTACCGACTCCTTGGAAAGCACTCTATCGACGATGCGATCCTCAACACCGAAGCGTTGCAACTCGTCGGCTTTCTCAATCTGAATCGCCGTCATTATTTCGCGGTCTGTTCGACGTCGAATTTCGCCCATCGATCTATCGTAGGAATCCTCGAAAGCCTTTTCCATTCCGTCGGAATAGTTGATGATCCGCTCTTCGGCTCGGCGTAGCTTTTCGTACTCGATTTGCATATCGATCATCTTGCTACCTTTGCGTGTACGGATCGTTCTCGGAAACTCGGTACGTCACTCGAAGAGGCATGTTTATACCATCAATGCCCCCGTCTGCAACAAAAGGCTGCAACGCTCCCCATTCCGCGAAAAGTGCATTGCCGCCGAAAGTGTGCCAACTGCTGGCCGGTGTGCAAATCGCCTTTTTTACGTTGCTTGCGAATTCGTTTATCTGTGCGTCAATCGCCTCGTCTGAACGCTCCGACGGCATCAAGTGACAGCGAATATTGAAAGTCCTCACCGATGCCAACGCCGGAGGGTTTCCTGGACAGCTCAACTCAGGCACAATCGACTCGACGCCCTCAGTTAAGACAATCTGCTTGTCCCTTGGCGTAAACCCAGCGAATCTAGGTGGTCTTACAACCTCTTGGATATCGGCGGGGTAGCTGTCGGTATCGCCTATCATGCCCGAAAGCCGATCCAGGATCTCAAGTGCGATGTTTTCGATGATGCTTACCGGCATTCGACTAGCACCATCCCTTCATCATGCTCAAGTAGTCTTATGATCGATCTTCGCTCGGGCTTCTCTCCAACCCTGACCGCGAAAGCGATGCAATCGCCTCCGAGGTCTAGTTCATCGCTTGTGATGCCTTTGACTAAATCATTGGCAACCTTGACCTCGAAGACTGGCGTGACAACGTCGCCGTCTTCGGGCAGAATCGAAAGTGAGTTTCGCACGACGATAGCATTAATGCTTCTCGCCTTGCCGGTTCGCTTGATATAAACGACCGGCTCGGCGAAGTCATTCGGATTAGCGAACACGTTGACCGCATCCGCTTGTATCATGTCGTGCAGGCTCATTCAATTACCGCTTGCAAGTTACCGCGACGTAGTCAATCACAACGCTATCGACGTTGGTGTTAGCCGCCTTCTGCAACTGGATAATCGGTTGCAAACCGGAGCTATAACCGCTCATGTCGAAGGTCGTGGTAGCCGCTACGCGGATGCCGTCGATGTAAAACTTGACGTTGCTCTTGCCGCCAGTGAAGTCGATCACGAATTCACGATAGGTCGTTCCAAGCGTCAAGCCGGTGGAAACGTCGTTGTTGTCGCGTACGCCGTCGTCAGTTTCAACGTAGACTAGGGTTGTGCTATTCGCCCCTTCCATTCGGAACCAAGCATTCGCGTCAACGCTATCGGCGGTATCGTTCCGAGCGGAACCAACCCCGAAGCAAAGAATGCTACCGCTGGTGAAGGTAGACGCACCAAGCTTGACCCGCATTTCGATTCGTTGAACCAAGTCGATGTCGAAGTCGAGAGCGTCGTTGAAGTGCAGGCAAATGTTTTCGATTTCGCTAGTTGCCGCAAGCGTCAACGTAGCAACCGAAGTGCCCTTGGTGTAAACCGGAGTACCTGCGGCGGACGTATCGTCAACCATCCATGCGGTTGCTGGATCCGCCGAGGTTGGGAAGGTTGCTACCGTTCCGCTAAAGTCGTCGCGGAATGTTTCAAAGTCACGAAGATCAGACATGCTATTTTCCTTTTCTTTGTTTTGTTTTGGAAGAAAAGCCCCCAACCATAGAGCTAGGGGCTATAAGTCAACGCAAACGAATTAACGGTTTCCGTAGATTCCGCGATGATCGATTACCGCAGCGGCGAAGCACTGACGCACCTTGTAGCGGTATACGTCATTGCTCATGATCCATTCGCTTTCCAGGACTGGCGATTCTTCGCCGTTCAAGAATGTGATTTCGACGGTGTCAACTTGAGCATTGTCTGCGATTGCGTACCAGTTCGTGGTACTGTTCGCATCAAGCAACGCGGAGGTCACAACCTGCAAAGGCCGTACGCCGTTAACGCCGTAGATGTTAATCACGCCCTCATTGCCGTTGCTTTGTGCGTAGGATTGGCTGTTAACCAACTCCAATGCCGTGCCGCTGTAGTTAAGCGGAACGAGCAAAGTACGAGGAGCGAGGTTTAGGTAAACATCGCTTGCCAACCCCTTCTGCAAGCCCATGAAGCGGAACGCCTCATTCAAAGTCGTTACGCTTGGGGCACCGGCGGATGCCGAGTTGATGTTTCGTCCGCTTGGGTGAGAAGCAGAGAACAATGAGAATCCATCTGGCATCGTTGGGTTGCTCAAGAGAGCGTCGTAAACTGCCTTTTCTTGAGTCCGACGTGCAGCGTTGCCGTGCATCGCTGGAATCCGCGAAAGTGCATCGAGGTCGTCGTTTACGACGGTTTCCCAAGATACGGTAAATTCCTTACCGTACTTTTGCACTTGGTAGCTAACCTTGGAGTCGCTAACCGCACCTTCTGGATAAGGTTTGGTTTCTGGGACGATTTCCAAGTTTGGAGATTCGCCAAGTTGGATCCGGTTGATGTTCTTGAAGTCATCAACGCTTTGCCCTTGACGTGCCCAAAGTGCCCAAGTGTACGGAGCTTCTTCGTACGATGCTCGCAAGGTCTTGCTAGCTGCATCGAGAAGCAAATTGGCGAATGATCCGGTCGTATGGTACGCCATATCGCTTCGCTGGATTCGCAAGCGGTTCATCGTCGCTTCCGATCCTAGAGCGATTCGAGCGACGTCGGCTTTGGTGTATCGATCTGGATTGATGCCCATGCGTCGAACGCAAAGTTCGGCAAGCCGGTACAAACCAAGATTGACGAAGTCGCTGGCCCCTTCAGCTTGCGGAGCTTGCGAACGCTTTACACCTCCTCCCCGGAAGCAACGCTGAACCAGTCCGGCTCCCGCTGCTTCGATGAACTTATCTTGCTCACTTGCGGTGATCGAGATATTGGAGCCTTCGACGGCTCCCCCTAGTGGTTGTTGAGCCATCTTACGAATGATCCTTTCCCGAGCGATTTCGATAGAAACATCTTCTTCAATGAGTGAATCTGCGAAAGATCGCTCCAACTTCGCAAGCTTCACGTCATTGATGATCGTCGAACGGCGGAGCTTGTCGGCTTTCAATTGCCGTTCAACTTCCGCCTGTACCTTTTCCTCCATGTCGGAGGGTGCCGATTCACCCTCTGCACGCATGGCTTCGCCTTCCGGCTTTTTATCTTCGCTCATCATGCTTTCGACTTCTGGCATCTCAGGGGATTCAGCTTCTTCGCCCGATGCCTTACCAGCCAAAAAAGTGATGATTGCAACTGGATCGGTCATACCTTCCGGTACGCCGAGCTTTTGAACTGCGGCTTGTAGTGCCTCGTCCATTCTCGATACCCCTTCCCGGTCGTATGACCGTCTTACAGTGGAATTCGGATCTGCACCCGTTGCACAGATCGAAGCGTTATGCGGCTCCCATTCGGTTACAATTTCCGCTGGCCCCGCAATGACTACGCCGCTCGGCGTCGTGTATGATTGCCCCTCAGGGACGTATTTTCTTGAGATGATCTGGGCATCAATTGAGAAGTCATTTAGGTGCCCCTCGTCGTAACGTGTCTTGATCTTTTGCGACTCTTCATCACTTGCGAACTCAGCAACGCCAACTAGCTGATCGCCCTCGATAGCTAGACCGCGAACGCTTCCGAATACATTTCGCACGGTCTTATCGTTGTGTGAATCGACGATAGGCAACTGATTGCGAGATTGCCGGAATCGTACGCCGTCCATCAATAGCACTTGAGCAACCCATTGACGCCGCATTTCGTCATAGACCATTACCGGCGTCTCGGTAGCTACAACCGCCTTGCCATCCTTGACCGCTCCGAATTGGCGTTGAATATGCTTTGGCATCATTCGTTCAGCCTTGTCTCTTGATTCCATTTGCCTTGCAACCTTCCCGGCCCAAGCCTTGCCCGCATCTCCACCCCATAAAGCCCATGCGATTCGGCCATTGCTAGGAAAGCCCTTTTCGCCTGGACTCCACCCCTCGCCGCTCTTGTCAACTTCATGCCGTGCGAAGTAGCTATTCATTCGGCCAATAGTCTCTGGGCTGAGTTGCTCACCGTTGGCAATGTCCCTAGCTCTAGCCCAACCTACTGCCGTACCACCTCGATTAAATTCGCGTCTCCACTCAAGGCCCTTGCGGGCTTCTGCCCTGGCCCCTTGCGGCGGCGTGAAGTCAATGTCGTCATACTTGGCCCGCTCTATAGCTTCACCAAGTCGCTTGCGGCGGTCTGCGTTGATTTCTGCGAGACTAGGCACTAGGCACCTCGCTTTGTAAATCTTCAACCGCTTGTGGCTCTTGCATCGAAGTCTGTGCCGCCGAAATAGCTAGTTGCTTCTGTTCGTTTGTTTGAAGTCCTAGCTTCTCCATCAAGCGATTTTCTTTCGCCCGTTGGTAGAAAACTGATCGATAAGACAAGCCCCTAGCCCCTAGCACATTTGCGTAGGTATCGGTGAAGCTATTCAAAGCCGATTCACTTGCTTGCTGTTCGCTCTGAGGATCAACCCATTCCCATTCTGGCGTTTGCCATTCAACCGGCGAAACTCCGCGACGGTCTGCTAAGAGTTCCGCTGACGTCGGGAAACCATCGACCCCACTCAATGCCGCCGAGGTAAAAAACTCATCCCAAACAGGCTGCAGGAAGTGCCTGATTAGATACTGTTGCCAACAACGAAAGCGGCGTCGATCTTCGAGTTGGCTAGTGCGGCTTGAGGAATAGGAAGTCTGCGAGTAGTCACGGGCTACAGTCTCATAACTTAGCCCTGTCCCAACCGCGATTCCGCGAAGGATCAGCTTGATCCAGGAATCTGTACCCGTGTTAGGACGCCCCGGATTGATGCCTACAACATCTTCGCCGGGTGCCAATTCCATAATCATCCCAGGCTCTAGCATTCGCTCCCGGTTGCCTTCGCTGGTGGTTGATGGCCTTCCGTCAGGATCGACTAAGTCGCCCATTGGCGTATCGGTCTTGATTGCCATCGTAAAACAAGATGCAACCGCCGATGCTTGCAATTCGTTGTCAACATACGTCCCAAGGTCACGCAACCAGCTTAACGCCGGTGCAAACCATGAAACACCCCGCGATTGCCCCACACGCTCACGTCGGAACAGATGCAAAACCTCACTAGCCGGAACTCTCTCAGGTGTGCGAGTGAATGCGTAGGGCTGTAGCGGATGATCCTTGTAAATCCAGTACGCAACCGGCTTGCCTAGATCATCGATCTCAACGCCGCGAATGATTCGATTCCCGTTGTCGTTGCTCAACCTTGCTGCGTAGGTGTCTTTATCACCGGCTAACCTATCCGCTTCGATGATTTCCAAGGCTAGCGGCACAGGTCGATAAATGCCGCGATACTCGTTGCGTGGTAGCTTTAGTACGCGAATGAGAACTTCGCCAGCCTCAACCATTTCAC